GCGATGTCTGGGTTGTAGGGGATAATAGTAAAGGGTCTGCTTGGATTAGCCGAGTCAATGGTACTTCTAAAACAAAAGTAGAAGCACAAGCTATTGTTGATGCGCAGATTGCAACAGATGAAGCAGCATGGAATGCACTACCGGCAGGGCGGAAAGAATTTAATCCACCACCTAGTCCAGATCCATTACCTTAGGAATTAACTATGGCTACTTACACAGGCATTAAAGGTTTTAAAGTTCAGAGCCTAGCTTCTGATCCTACTACTGATATAGAAGGACAAATTTGGTATAATACAACTAGCAGTGCTTTAAAATATACTGGCCCTGGAACAGGCGCTTGGACTACCGGAGGAAATATGGCAACTACTCGTATAACAACCGCAGCAGGTGGAACTCAATCTGCATCTTTTGCCGGTGGCGGCGGAAACCATACGGGTGGTACTGCCACTGAAGAATATGATGGAAGTACTTGGGGCTCCGGAGGAGCAATGCCTACAGCACTTTCTGCTGCTGGTGGAGCAGGAACAATAGCAGCAGGTTTAAGTTTTGGAGGGTATGCTCCTACTCCAGTACCTAGTCCAAACACGAATCTATGTTTTGAATATGATGGATCAACCTGGACTGCAGGTGGATCTCTAAACACGGAACGGGCTGCTGGAGCAGGTTTTGGAACTCAAACGGCGGCGATGTATTCTGGAGGTCAAGGAGATGCAGTACCAACACCCGCGCCAACTTCTAATGAAGAATATAATGGAGTAGGTTGGACTATTACAGGTATTATGAATCAAGCCGCACAACTAGGTGCAGCTTGTGGAACAACCACAGCAGGACTTTATGCTGGATATTCTCCAGCGACTCCGACTCAAACTTGTACCTGGAATGGAACATCCTGGACTCAAGTTTCCCCGGGAGCTTTTTCAGTTGATATGTATAACGTAAATATGTTTGGAACAACATCTTCTGCACTTAGATGTAGTGGATTGCCTCCAGGTACTGATACAGCTCCCAACCTGAAATCAGTCGACGAGTGGGACGGTTCAACTTGGACTGCAACGACATCTAAGACTTATGGAGGGGCGGCAGGAAATGGAACAGGAACTACAACGTTAGGACTATCTTTTGGAGGATATAATCCTCTTAACAACCCTCCTTCTTATTATACAGATGCAAATAAAACAGAAGAATGGGCTAAACCAGTCTTTGCAACTAAAACGGTAACGGTGAGCTAATGGCAACTTATATAGCAGTAAAAGGAATTACAATACAAGTAATTGCAGGGGATCCAGCAAATCCTGCAGAAGGACAGGTTTGGTTCAATAGTACAAGCGGAACTTTAAAGGGATATAACGGTACATCAAACGTAACCTTTACAGCTTCATAAAATTAATATATAATAGAGAAAGAATGAATAAAGGAAAACGTAATATTCAACCGCACGCTGATAAGGAAGTCAAACACCTTATGGTTTTATTGGATAAGTCTCAGGCATCCGAATTTAAAAAGATGGTTCCAGAGCTTCAGGATACTTGGGTCAAGAAACAAATGTTTAGAACAGAAACTGAAATGCGTTTCTCAGTTTTATCGGATAATAAATATGGAACCAATGCTGCTAAGTATTGGCAATCAGTTCGTGAACAAAATACCCATTTTGAAAACTTGATGGGTCTTTCATTTGAATATCGAAAGAACGATGTTGAGATTGAAAAGATTCAAAGGGACATTAAAAAAGAAAAAGACCCTTTAGAAAAAGAACTGGAACAAATTAAATTAGAAGAAAAACTTTATGCCCGAGCAAATATGGAACTTGTAGCTAAAGCAAGAATGAAAGAGATTTCAACCTGGTCTAAACTCAAAAAAGAATTTCACGATGGCAAGTTTGATGATCGAGATGTGAACACGCATCAAGCGGAATCGTACATGCATCAACTCGAACAGAAGAAATTAACTTTAACGCAGGGTACTTCACAGCCTGAAGTGTTTAATGTCCTAGGTCAATTGGAAACTTTAAAAAGAGTTAGAAAATCAGGAGAACTTCTACCTAAAGGCAAGAACAAAAAACAAATAAAGAAATAAAATGCAATTCGAGATGCAATTTGAGTCTGTATTTTTAGGACAATCGGTTATAAAATATCAGGTTCCTCTTGAAATTTTTGTTGGACTCAACGAAATTTACGAACATAATAAAAAACATCTACCCAACGCCAATAAACAACTCGCTGGAAAGATTCCCGATGAAGCTTCTCTTTTTTATTCTGGGCCTCCTAACAATAAAATGCGGTCGCATAGTTATATATCAGAAGATATTTTGAAATGGTTCTATTCTATTTTTGATCATTATTTAGAATGGAATAAGATTCAAGAATATAAAATGGACATTAACTCCATCTGGGTCAATGAAATGAAAGCAGGAGACTATAATCCAGTTCACATTCATCAAGGAAAACTCTTCACTGGACTTTCTTCCGTAATGATTCTTAAACTTCCCAAGGATATGGGACCTGAACTCGCTCGTCCTGATCAACCGATGAACGGGCAACTGCAAATATTAGGAAATGTTAGTGGTCAGTTTGTGACTTCTGATTATTCACCTAAAATGAAGATTGGAGATTTTTATATCTTTCCCTATGATATGAGACATGTCGTTTATCCCATGACGAATAAAAAAGCAAAAAGAAGAACACTGGTTTGTAATGTTGATGTCGCATATCACCCTGTTAAATCAAGGACGGCTCAATGATAACAGAACCTAAATGGAAATCTTTACTGGCCAATACTATTGGTCCTTTGTTCACTCCTCAACAGTGTCAGGACATTATTGATATGGGTCATCAGCAAAAAGCAGAAAACGCTAAAGTAGGAACTTCTAAAAAAGAAGGTGCTTATGATACCAAAAAACGAATCACGACCATCAGTTGGATTCCTTTTACAGCACTACCCGATATGTATAAAATGATTGAACGCAGTATGCTTCAAGCCAACGGAAATCATTTTGGTTATGAGGGCATGCAACTTACCGAGCCAGCTCAATTTACCGAATATCCTAAAGGAGGGTTTTATGATTGGCATATGGATGCTGATGTCAGCGGTCAGTATGAACCTCCCGTTAGAAAAATATCAATGACAATTTTACTTTCTCCTGCGAATGAATTTGAAGGAGGGGATCTAGAATTTATGACTCACGGTAATAAACCTCCTCAGCTCTTACAGGGACAAGCCATTTTCTTTTGTAGTATGATTCGTCACCGGGTGGCTAAAGTTAAGAAAGGTGTCCGACGCTCTTTAGTAATGTGGTTCGGAGGCCCTCCGTTTAAATGAACCGAGAAATTTTATTTCCGACTCCTGTCTATATGAAGATGGTGAAGGATCCTCAAAAATTAAATAAATATTTATTCCCCCTGATTAAAGCCTGGAGTAAAAAAGATAAGGGTGAAACCAAAACAAATGCGGGAGGAGGTTGGCACAGTCCCACCGATATGAATTTTAAAGACGAGTATAAACCCTTGACTGATGAACTCTTTAGTATGCAAGATGAAATTTTTAAAGATTATGGTATGGAACCTAAACCAGGACTCGGTAATATGTGGGCGAACATTAATTATCCAGGTGCTTATAACAAACAACACATTCATCCTAATTCTCAATGGTCGGGTGTTTATTATGTAAAAGTCCCTAAAAATTCAGGAAATTTATTTGTAGAAGATCCAAGACCTGGACCTAATATTATACTTCCTCGAAGAGTTAAAGGAATACCCAGGGCCTTATGGCGCGTGGTGATCTATCCAGCAATCGCAGGACAAATGATTATGTTTCCCGCATGGCTCCCTCATGGTGTAGAAATAAATGAATCCAAAGAAAAAGGAGAAAAAAGCTGGCGCGTGTCGGTTTCTTTTAATTTTATTCAGGTGGATAAATGATCCAAACTATTTATGCAAAATTACCCCGAGAAAAGATTACTTATTTAGAACGTGCTGAATTTATGAATGGCCAAGAGCAATCTTTTCGGGATGCTTTAACAGCCTCGATGTCCAAACATGGATTTAGAGATCCTGTTTATTGTTGGTATCATAGTAAGAATTGGAAAGATAAAATAAAAGTTATTGTGGGCAACAATCGTATGGTAGTAGCCAAAGAATTAAATATCCCAATTGTTCCAGCTGTTATTACAAATTTTAAAGCGGATCAGTTTCCTCTAGAAGGAAAGATTCTAACTACAGATGAAGAGGTAAAGGCCTTATTTTATTTACCTAAAAAACTTCATGTCAGACGAGATGAGAATGGGGATATTGATCAAGTCACACCGGCTTATTTTCCAACGGTAAAACAACACTATGTTTAAAACAAAAAAATATCAAGTCATACGTGGAGCGCTTTCCAAAGAGCTAGCAAATTTTATCTTTAATTATATGATGCTGCAGCGAGATGCTGTGGATTGGATGGTGAAAAATAATAAAGTTAATGCTTACAATCCCTTTGCTGGGACTCGTGCAGATAGACAAGTACCCGGGGTCTATTCTAAATATGGCGATTGGATTATGGAAACTTTACTCATGTACATGATTCCTATTATGAAAACTAAAACAGGAATGGATTTGGTTCCAACGTATTCGTACACCCGACTCTATGAAAAAGGAAATATTCTCAGACGGCACAAGGATCGACCGAGCTGTGAAATTTCTACAACCCTCCATCTAGGAGGGGATGAATGGCCTATCTTTCTAGACCCAACAGGGGGTAACTTTGTTATTGATGAAGATAAACAAACCATTAAACCTGGAGCTCCGAAAGGAATCCGCGTGGATTTAAAAGTAGGAGATATGCTGATTTATTCAGGTTGTGAACTCGAGCACTGGCGTGAACCTTTTGAAGGAACCGTGTGTTCTCAAGTCTTTCTACATTATAACCATGCCAACGGTCCATTTGCCAAGACGAATCTCTTTGATAAACGCCCCATGCTAGGTGTAAGGAGTTGATTCCTATTAAGATGTAGTATATTTGTAATAGAAACGGAATTTTCTATGTTACATAAAATCAGACTTAAACCTGGACTGGATAAACAATCTTCCGATACAGGAGCTGAAGGGAAATGGGTTAATGCAGATTATGCTCGTTTTCGTTATGGCTTTCCTGAAAAAATAGGAGGATGGTCTCAACTCGTTGCAGATAATTTAATCGGAGCTGGACGTGATCAACATACCTGGGTCGATTTAGCAGGTAATAAATACGCGGCTATTGGAACCAATAAATGTTTATACATTTATTATGAAGGAGCGGTCTATGATATCACTCCTTTAGATACTACCCGTCAGCAAACGGGTGCCACTTTTACCATGGTCAATACCGATGCAACGGTTACTCTCACTACATCAACAGCGCATGGAGCAGAGACAGGAGATATTATTTTATTAGACAGTGTTTCCGGGGTTACGGCTTTAGGAACAGGATTTACGGATGCTGATTTTGAAGATACTTTATTTGAAGTCAAAGATGTTCCGAGTGCTACCAAGATGGAAATTGAAATGGCAAGTGCAGCCACAGGAGCAGGAAGTGGAGGATCTACTACCATCGATTTTTATTATGTGATTGGACCGATCAGTCAAGGATATGGTTATGGTTTTGGTACTAATACTTTTGGAGGATATACGACACCCCTTACGACAACGACTATCAATAATGCCGGGGTCTTAGCGGCTGGGGCAACCTCTTGTATATTTACCAGTACCTCTGCTTTTCCTACCACTGCTGCCGGCGGTGGAACGATTTTAATCGAAAGTGAATTAATTACTTACACAACCAACAACACCGGAACCAATACGCTTTCTGGATTTAGTCGAGGAGCCCATGGGACGAGTGATGTTGAGCATGCCAATTCAACTTTAACTTATGATGCCACAGACTTTGTAGGATGGGGAAGTGCCAGTACCAATTCAAACATTGTTATTGAACCCGGTCAATGGAGACTTTTAAACTATGGTGAAGATCTATTAGCCTTAGTTCATAATAAAAAAATATTTAAATGGGAACCTTCGGTTCCTAATTTAACCGTACGCGCGGTAGTTATAACCGGAACTGAAGTTCCAACCGCATCAAGAGACATGGTTGTCTCGGTACCCGATCGACATTTAATTTGTATTGGAACCGAAACCACGCTTCAGACTGCAAATACTCAAGATGATATGTTTGTCCGTTGGTCGAATCAAGAATCTCAAACGGTATGGACACCCACTGCAACCAATACGGCAGGTAGTCAACGATTAACCGATGGCTCCAAACTGATTGGAGCTATTGTAGGAAAGACCGCTGTTTATCTGTGGTCGGATACGGCTATGTACACCATGAAATTTATTGGTCAGCCTTTTACTTTTGGTTTTACTCAAGTGGGAACCAACTGTGGGATGTCGAGTCAACATGCAGCCGCTGAAGTAGATGGGATTGCTTATTGGATGGGACCGACAGGTTTCTTTAACTTTAATGGAGGTCGAGTTCAAACGATGCCCTGTCTGGTAGAAGATTATGTCTTTGAAGATATTAATGCCAATGCGAATCAACAAATCCATGTTGCCGTTAATGCTCTCTTTGGAGAAATTACTTGGTTCTATCCAAGTAGTGGTTCAGACTATGTAGACCGATCGGTGACTTATAACTATATGGAATCCACTCCGGATAGTCCTATCTGGTATACATCATCCTTAGCTCGTTCCACTTGGACGATTGAAGGGGTTTATAATAAACCGTTTGCAACCGAATATAAAAACAGTTTAGCTCCGGATAATCCAACCGTAGTCGGTATTTCTGCGGGAGGGAGTTATTATTGGGAACAAGAAAAAGGAACCGATGAAGTCTTTACCACAGGAACAACGAATGCCATTGCAGGCTATGTGGAATCAGGAGATTATGATATTGGAGGACCGGAAGGAGAACAGGGTGAAGGAGAATTTATGATGAGAATATCTAGAATTATTCCCGACTATGGTGCTCAAACAGGAGACTCTAGAATTACTTTAAGTACAAAAGCTTTTCCAAGTAGTACGGCGGTGGCAACCAATCATACCGCAACAACCACGAGCACTCAACTTTTTACTCGAGCCCGTGCACGACAGATTGCGATTAAAGTAGGTAATATCAGTACGGGTCAAAGTTGGAGAATGGGAACGTTTAGATTAGACATTCATCCAGGAGGCAGAAGATAATGGCAAAAATTTCAGAAGTAATAGCAACGGTTATTGGACCCGAGTTTGATGCGATCAACGTTCAAGGCGTTGCAGATAACGTCGGCTCGATTGTACAAAAACTTAACACCACTTATCAACAACAACTAACAGATGAGTACGAAATCTTTAGTTTATTTATGAATTAATCATGGCTAATAAATATATTAATAAAGCATTTGATTTAAGCACAACGGACGCAACCACAATCTATACCGTCCCTGCAGAAACGGTAGCGATTGTTAAAGCCATACAAGGTTTTAATGATACGGCGAGTGCCGTTACCATCACCATGTCTTTTACCGATGCCAGTGCTTCAACCACTTATGATATTGGTTATGCCACGAGTAGTACGGTTCAACAATTTAGTTTACTTACCGACAATCTTTTGGTGTTGGAAGAGAGTGATGTTTTAAAACTGACCGCCAGTGTCGGGACTCAAGTGACTGGTGTTGCTAGTATCCTAGAACAGGATCGAACGTAATGGCTGTTAATGGTAAAGACGTTCCGGTAATCACGGCTAAGGCTATCACGACCATTAAAAATAAGAAAACAGGGGCTATTTATAAGACGGAAGAGGAATGGAAAACCCTGCAGATACCGGTCGAAGACATCCAAAGAGATGTTTTAGTCAAGATACCAAAGCTTGATTTGTTGGCGAAAACAAAGTATTAATAAATATATTCTCAGGTGCAATCCCTGCTCGTTTAATATACATTGCAAAATAGGAAATTATGACAAAATCAAACGGGATTAAATCACTCAAACAAGCAGCTAAACTGCTTAATAAACACGCACCCGACGGCGAATCGTTAGCCTATATCAATCCAGAAGAAGCTAGAGTGTTAAAAGCTCGTGGAGGATCTGGCATCATGACGCTTGCCGGTGTTCCTTCTTATGGACTTTGGGATACCATCGTAGACTATGGCAAGAAAGCTTTAGAATATGCTCCTAAAGTTTTAGACTTTTTTGGAAGTCCGGCTGAAGCAGCTACTCCCCCTTATTTTCCAAACTATGGTTCACCAGGGCAGAGGAATCCTAATCTAACAGGTCTTTTAACAGAAGGAGATATTGGTATTAACCAGACCCCGCCTTATTTTCCCTCATCAGTTTATCCTGATGCAATAATGAGAGGTCAGACGGGAGCTAGCAGTGGAGGAAGTGGAGGAAGTGGAGGAAGTGGAAATTTTCTAAAAGACTTAGCGACAGGAGCATGGACAGGAATTAAAGAACGTTACTCAGATCCGAAAAATATTGTCGGAGATTTAGGCCAAGCATGGTTAACCGTAGAAGCCTATAAAGGAAGAAAAGATTTAAATAAATTTGAAAAAGACAAATATGACAGAGCGCTTGCAGACATTGCAGCGGGTGAAGCTGAATTTGCTTCGAACATTGGAGCAGCTCCCCTTGAAATAACAAACATGCCAACCGAAACAGACATCGCCTCGTTTACCGATGTCACGCTTCCAAGTATGACAACCACAGCAGTCGCTGAAGGCGGAAGGATTGGATTTAATAAAGGATCAAAGAAAAAAAACTGGAAGACTACTTTATCGGATATAGAGGAAAGGATGCCAGAATGGATGGTTTATGCTTTGATGAGTGGTATGGGCGCAGTGCCTTTTTTAGATAAATTTAAAAAAGGAGGAAGGATTGGATACAATATGGGAGGGATCGACACACCTTTCCAAGGGATCGGCGCACTGAATCCACGAATGGGTTATCAAGATGCGGGAGAAGTAGTAGAGAAAACTTTTTCAGAAGGAGTACCACAACAATTTCCTTCAGACGCTCTAGGAGCTATTAATGTGAACGAGGAACAGATGGCCGTCATTTCCGATATGAATAACAAAGGAATGGACACCTCTCTTATTAGTACCATAAGTGGAGTCGATGAAGATACAGTTATACGTTATATAAGAACCCTTAATGCACAAGCTCAAGGCGGAAGGATTGGGTATGCAAATGGAACTCCAGAAATTCCGGAAGGCTTCTTAGAAGATTTAAAAAGAAAAAATTTACATAAAAAGTTAGAAGAATATCTTAGAAGGAAAGAAGAATACGAGAGAAGAAAAGATTTAGCCACGACTCAAGAAGTCGCTCAAGGCGGAAGAATAGGAGCCGAAAAGGGAGGCATTATGCCTTTACTTGATATGGGTGGCATGGAAAAAGATTACAGACAAGATGGGGGCTTTGTTCCTATCGGTCGAAAAGAAAAAGCTGACGACGTTCCGGCAAGACTCAGTAAAAATGAATTCGTCTTTACCGCAGATGCAGTTAGAGCTGCTGGTGGCGGGGACATCGATCAAGGTGCACAACGAATGTACAACGTCATGAAAAATTTAGAAGCGGGCGGACAGATCTCGCAACAATCACAAGGAAAAAGATAATGGCAACAAGCGATGCTTTAAATTTTTATGCAAATCCTCCAGCAGCTGATCAAGGCTGGTTGAATCCCTATGGTCAGGGACTTGCAAGTTTAGCAACTCAGCAATTAGGAAAGCCGATTGATATCGGAGCAATTACTCCGGGTGTCGCAGGACCTGGCGCCTTTAGTCAAGCTCAACAACAAGTCACGGCTGACATGGGTGGACTCGGATCCATTCAACGAGATGCCACAGGACAAATTTCAGGATTTACGGGGGGAACCGGGATTGCTTCCTTCCAACCGTATTTACAAAGTATTAAAGATAAAGGTTTACTTGAGCCTACAGGCTACCAAGCCTATATGTCACCGTATCAACAAGATGTCATTGACAAGACCCTGGCAGAATTCGATAAACAAGCCGCCGTTGGAAAATTGGGCTTGGGAAAAACAGCCTCAGATGCAGGAGCTTTTGGAGGAGCTCGGCATGGCATAGCCCAGGCTGAATATCAATCGGGATCGGATATTAATCGAGCGCTCTTAGATTATCAGATGCGAAACCAAGGCTTTGGTCAAGGAATAGCCGGTCAACAACAAGCACTAGAAAATATTTCTGGTATGGCAAGTATGGTTCCTCAACTTCAATCCGGACTCGGTCAACAGTTTGGAGCGATGGGGGCACAGGAAAATCAATATGCTCAAGCTTTGCTTAATGCTCAAGCATTGGCAGGACAACAAGCGTTGAACCTACCGATGGCACGAATTGGACAAGCCGCTAACATTTTTGGAACGGTGGCTGGAAAAGTTCCAGGCGCACCGACACCTTCTTTCCCAACGGATCCAAGACTGGCAGGGATTGGAGCTTTCACCGGGGCGGGTCAAACGCTACAAGATTTATTGGGGGCAAGAACGTAATGTATAATAGAGTTTTAAATAGACCGATGTTCAAACGCGGTGGAGATGTCATGGACGCTCAGGGTACGGGGATTACGTCCGGCTTAGATACACCTAGACAACGATATGAATTCGGAGAAGAAGTAGAAAAATTAAGTGAAACGATTCGAGTGACTCCTGAACAACGAAGAAGTAATGCATTAGATGCTATTACCAGTGGCTTCTTGCATCCTAAAGCTAGAACCATGGGAGAAGCCCTTTACTACACGAACATGGCAAGAAAAGCGGGGATCGAGCCACTAGAATCTGCGGTTGCCGAACGTAAATTTGAACTTAGCAAAATGCCACACGAAAGAACGATGGCTATGGATGTGGCTAAAGCAGGCATTCCAGAAAGTGCTACTCGAACTCGAGCTAATATTTTAAATCAAGCCATCCTTAAAAGAAAACAATGGGAATCGAAAAATCCACAAGGAGATTATCGAACGTCTCCAGAGTATAGTGACTATGAAAATCAAATCATCATTGCTACTCAGGGAAAAACAACCACTCTCGGAGAAGCACGAGCGACAGCACTCGAACTCATGTTAACAGATGAGAAGTTTGCTAAAATTTATAGAGGTTCCATTATGTTACCTGAAGGCGAGATGAAGGAAAAATTAAAAAAACAAGTAGCTGAAGCTTTAAAAAGAACGGTGGATTATTTAATGAGTGTTCAAGCCAAAGCGCATGGAGGCCGAATAGGTTATCAACTCGGCGTCGGACCCAATGTTATGGAAGAACAAGTGACCGACACAGTACAAACGCCAGGCGAAACGGTTCAAGCAACAGAACAAGTGGAAGAAGTGCTTCCTAAAAGTGATACTTCTTCTATACCCGGTCAAGATCCTTACAAATTATTAAGAGCCAGACTCCCTCAGGAAATTACCGATGATGTCGTAAGACTGATTGCTTATAATCCAGAAGCCTTTAAAGATTTTGCAGGCATTGAAAGTCAAGAAGATGTCATGTTATTCAATCAAAAGTACGGAGTAGAACTCATTCTTCCTACTGAACAAGCCTAGGAGGGCCTATGGGACTTCTAGATACTCTTAAAAATTATAGAGACAAATATCAAGACTGGGAAAATAAAGGTAGAATAGAGGCAGGCCTTAAGCCTCTTAAATTTAGTAGAGACGAAAAAGCCTGGGAGACAGAGGCAAGGCTTTTACACGATCTTCCGATTGAATTAAGTCCGGATACTGAAAGTAAAATTTTTAGCCTTAGTGATGAGGCTCAAAAAGATGTTGAACGTTATCGTCATCTTTTTAAAAACAGTCCTAAAATTGTTGAGATGTATGTTGATAAACTCAGCACTGCTTCTAGTCAAGAAGAGCTTATCGAAGCCAATGAATTTTTAAAAAGTCGAAAGAACATAAGCCTTCACGCTGATAAAAAAGATTGGGAGAGATGGCAAGATCTGACCTTCTACGGCAAACAACGTTGGGATATGATCTATCGTCCTGAAACTAAAGAAGGCAAAAAAGCTTTTAGAAAATTTCGAAGTATTCCTATCGTTCAACTGGCAACGGGTGTTTCTGTTGGAACCTATAATGCGTTAGCGGGAACCGCGGAACTGGCCGCTGCTCTCTCTGATGTTAGTGGACTTAGCGATGACATGATTGGGAAAGTAGAAAAAGCTTTACCCGCTATTGATTTAATGGATGTCTATGGAGATTCCAGAGGATCCATTGCCAAGATGACTTCAGTCCTGGTTCAATATGGATTAGGCTTTGGAGTCGCTCGACAAGTTGCTAAAAAATTAATTAAGAAAGTAGCGAAGACCAAACTAGGAACGGAAGCCGCTAAGAAAGCATCCTCGGTTTCTTTACTCGGTAAAACTCCTTTGGACCTTGCCAGCTTCGGAGGCTACTGGGTTCTTCCCGCAGCTCTCGGAGATGCAACGGTTTCAAGTCAGGCGAACATTACTTTGGGGGATATCTTTGGAGACAAAGAAGCTCAAGGTAAATGGCATAGTCCAATTCGAAGAGCCCTGGCTAATTCTAAACGAGAAAGTCTGGAAGGACTGACCGGCAAGGAACGATCGGCTGCGATCCTAAGAAACAAATTAAAATTTGCTGCAGAAGGGGCTTCTATTTTTGGAGGCATGACTCTGGTCGGACCCTCTCTTAAGCTATCCGCTAAGACAATAGGGCATGGATTAAGAGGAGTGGTAGATCCTGCCATCACTGCACCGATCAAACTTTTAACTTGGGAAACTAAGAATCCTATTTCTATTTACAATCCTTGGAAGACTTATGGAAATGCAGAATCCAAGTATGCTTTTAAAAGATGGCTAGCTAAAGATTATGTCATGCTACCTAAAAAGCATCCTCTACAAAAAATGAATTACAACATTGGTATTCCCCAAGTGTTCAGAAAAACAGGAGCCTTAGCCCAGAAAATAAAAACTAAAATAGGAATTCCTGATTATGCTCACTGGAAGTTTTCTCAGTTTAATCTAAATACTTGGAGAGGAATTGGAAGAGGAATTGAAGCAGCCTACTCACGTATGCAATCTAATTTTAAATTCGGAAGACAATCAGGAACCGCTTTAAGAAATATTGAAACTCAAGTCAGAAGAGTTAAAAAACTAGCAGATGGTTTCATGAAAGATATGGATAGACAAATGTACAAGCTTGCAGAAGTAGGTTTCAAGGACATTGCTATGCAAACTGTTACTTCACAACGAGCGCTCCGCTATTGGGATGATGTTATAAAATTTATGAGAGGAGAAATTAAAGTTGAAGCTCTTCCTAAAGTTTTAAGAACGAATGCACGGATACTAAGAAAAATGGTTGATGACCAAACCGAAGCTCTCCAACCGATCTTAAAAGATAAAAAACTTAAAGAGACATTAGTGAAGAACATGAGAAGCTATCTCCATACCAGCTATCAAATTTTTAGAAATTCTAAATTCACTCCATCCAAACAAGTAATGAATGAGGGCACAGAATATTTTATGAATCTCATAAGACCGGGGTGGAAAAAATTAAATAAAAAGTCTATTGAATATAAAGAACTTTTAGTTAAAGCCCGTTTAAAAGTAGATGAAATTCTAGCGATTGGCAGAAATGAAGGTAGCACACCGGCAACCAGAATAAAAACGATTGCTGATGCTATGGTCGACATTAATGTGCCGGCAAATATCTTCAAAGCCAAAACTATTGTGCCTGATGAAATTGCTCGTCTTTTAGGTCGGGTAGAAAATCCTAAAAATATTATCCTCGAAACCTTGGCTGAACAAGCCCATACTTTGCATTCGTTTAATGCTTATAGAGATCTTGCTAGAATGGGTATGGGTAAATGGTTATGGAAAAATACAGACGAATATGCCAAGTGGGCAGCTAAGAATAATATTATGAATCCCCGTTCAGTTCATGAAGTTATTATTCGTAAGCCTTACAATATAGATTTAGAAAGTATTTTTAAGAATGCAGATGGTTCATCGATGGTAGCCCTTCCTGAAATGGCTAAAGCTATCAGTGATAATAATATTTTAATGGATGCACTTCTTAAACTTCCTTTCATGAAGACGGCGCTTATGATGAAAGCGGGTGTTCAAATGAACAAAACCGTTTTATCGTTAATGACTCAAATGAGAAACATTACGACCGCTTCTCTTTTTGCTTTAGCGAATGGTCATGTAGGAGTTGGCGCATCGGTCGCGGATAACTTTGATATGTTATTCAAAGAATTAATTGGAAAGACTAAGAATCCTAAAGCCTTAAGAGATCTACTCGATGAAGCTTTAGAAGCTGGAGCATTAGACTCTTCTACAATTGTAACTGAACTAGAAAAAATGATCCCGGAAATGATGGGAGGAGCGTCAGTTCAAGGAGCTTTGAAAAAAGGCGTGGGAGAAATTTCAGAAGGATTAGGCAAACGAATAGATATGCCAACGTCTAATAAGTTGGAAAAATATTTAAGTTCAGAGGGAAGAACCAGTGATCAGATCTTTGAATATCTTTTCACTAATAAAGGACTCATTGGTCGAGTCGTTCAAAAGTCGATGGAGGCTTATCAATTAGGGGATAACGTCTGGAAACTTTTTGGTTATCAATTTACCAAGTCTCAACTGAGACCCGCATTTAAAAACTTAGACGATGTTAAAAAATATTTCAGGGAAGTTGAAGGCTATGAATGGAATCCTTATAAAGCTGGCTCTTCAACCGCAGGTACGGGAGGAAGAAATTTAAAAACATTAGAGGATGCACATAAAGAAGTAGCAGGACTTATCGTCAGAGATGTTTATCCTAACTACTCGATGGTACCCCGTGTTGTTCAAAACATCAGAGGATTTCCTTTCGTTGGAAACTTCGTAGGATTTACTTCCGAAATGTGGAGAAACTCTTGGCATATGGTACGACGAGGACTCGCCGAAGTTCAGTCGTCTAATCCCTACATCAGACAAATGGGCGCAAGAAGATTGATAGGATACACAGCAACTGTTGGAACCCTAGGTCCAGTGGCACTTAACCTGGCGCTTGATTTAACAGGTATAAAAAGATCAGAACTCGACGCATGGAAATTATCTTTTGCTCCAGAGTTTATGAGAGCTCACAATATTATTCCAATCACAGGAAAAGATGAAAAAGGGAATTATAAAGGCATTGATTTTGATGCCCAACATCCTTACTCGGATGTCCAAATGCCGTTTGCTATAGTCATGGATAATTTAGCTAAAGGTAAACACACTGATCAAAATAGTATTGGACTGTATGCCGAATCTTTCGGAAAAGCCATTATGCATGCCCTGAAACCATTTACTGGTAAAGCGATTTGGTGGGAAACATTGACTGAAATCCTTCCTAAAAAAGTAGGTCAAGGAGAATTTGCTCAATGGGTTTCCCATAATAAAACGGGAGGCACTTTAGCGAACTGGACGATTGATGATCAATCATTTGAAAAAGTCATGGCTCATGTTTATAAAAAAGTTTTACCCACTACCCTTAAGAGTGCAGAGAAGATTGTTCGGGCGATGCAGGGTCAAGTCACTAGTTATGGAGCGCGAATGAATCCCGAAGAAGAAGTCGCAGCAACAGTGGCAGGAGTACGGGTGGTTAATATCAAACCGCTCCATGATTTTGACTGGAAACAAAATCAATATTTAAGAACTTTAAACAGCACGCGAAAACTTTATTACAGTGATGCTTTAAGAAATAGAGAAAAATTAAGAGGAGATATTGCTTTAATCAAAGAAGGTCATGAACCTGTGTTTATGCCAGAACGTTATAATCATCTTCAACAAAATCGATATCGTTATTGGTCTTTAACCTTTAAGGATATTGAAAATTTAAGGAAGATGGATTACACCGAACAACAAATTGAAGATAGTCTCAAGGGACGAGGAGCTTTTTCTAAAAAAGAAATTGAGTCCTTGATGCTCGGCCTTTACATACCAACTGACATGAAAGAGATCGACATGTCCAAGGATAAAATCTTTGCAAGTTTAATTAAAGATTTAAACAAGGAACTAGGAACCCACTATACGCCTGAAGAAGTCTTTGATGTTACGTTCATGAAACAGATTGAGGAAAAATGGGATCGTATCCCATTGAACTTAAATGAAGTTATGAGAAACTATAACTTTAAGTCTAGTGATATCTTGAGAGAGATGAATGAACTAAAAAAAGAAACAGAGAAGGGAACACTTGAACTTAAACAACTTCCAAAAGATATTAAAAGAGAAAGTGATGAACTCCAAGAACAAATGGACTGGGATATGAAAAAACTTATGGAAGATTTAGAAAAATTAGATCAATCTAACAAGCCTATCGGAACCCCTAATGTTTCGTCCGAAGTAATTGCTTCCCAGCCAGCCCAAAATACTGTAGGTTCTACAGGACTAACAGCTACGGAAACAGCGTGGCTCTCTAATGAAGAGAAGGCCATGAGATTAAAATCAAAGGGATTAGCTTAATGACACCCAAGACGACAAGAGAATCTATTATTAGTTTAAAAGGCCACATCACTGGTCTCAAAAGAGATATGTATAACCTAAAGACAAATGATTTAGCACATATGCATGCAAGTATTGAGAAATTGGGTGGCAAGGTAGATAAGATCTACTGGGTTCTTTTGGCTACGGTGGGGGCTGTGGTCTTACAATTGGTGCAACTAGTGATATGAACGAAAAACTAATCACGGCACTTCTCGCTATTTTATTAGCGCTCGGAGGATGGACATTACAACGTACATTCTCTCTTTCACAAGATATGGTTTTAATTAAAACTAAAGTGGAGATAATAGAAGATGAGATACAGAACTTTAAAAATCTTAAGGGCAAGAAGAAGCGCAAGAGAAAAAAGGAACAAGGAGACTAGATGGATGAAATATTTAGTATCCTCTCTTATAATCACGCTGTTGTGGTTAGCAACCTGCAGTCAAGTTTTAGCTAAAAACGAATATCTAGGTGGCAACTGGCGTAATTGCGAAGCCGGCCACATCGAACCTTACGCACAATACAGTACAGATGATTATGATTATCTAGACAATACCTCTAATGAATACAGACGAGAAGGGTGGGATCTAGGAGTTAGACTTCGTTTTAAATTTGGTCATACCTGTAATAAAAAATTCCGCAAACAACAATCAGATCGTTATGATCTAGAGCAACAAATAGAACTCCTTAAAATTTGTAGAAAATATAGAAATGTAGAGATGGGTCCTCAACTAGAGTTAGTAGCTAAAAGATGTAGAGATATGAAATTCCTAAAAAAAGAAGAGAAAAGAAAACGAACCGACGATGATCTTTTTAATGAGATCATGAAGCAAGAACACAAAAAACAAATGGAGCTAAAGAAAAATGGATCTGAGTAAGAGTAAGCTCATTGTAATCGTACCCATCGTGGTATCTATCCTGGCTGCAACTTTCGGATCTGTTAAATATATTATTAATTTAACAGATACTATTGAGGCAAATAACCAACAAGTGATACTTTTAAACAAAGACATTCAAATAATCTTTGATAAATATGCCCAGGATAAGGAAGAGTTTACAAGAGAGATGTTTAATGTTAATGCTAGGGTAACGGAAGTAAACGCATACTTCAGAGCTTTGGAAGAAATCCTTAGAAAAACCACAGATTCGGTTCGAGACCAACAGTGGGATATCAAGGATCTACAACGTGAAGTCTTAGGAGATTAATGGTTGATAAAATTATGACATTACTGGTGGGACTGCTCATCGCCCTAGGCGGGTGGAGTCTTTCCAGAACGTTTGAGCTCTCTACCATTCAAGCGGTTCAAGAAGATAAAGTTGATAGATTAGAACGTCATGTTGATAAACTTCAAGTGCACCTAGAAAATATGATGCAAAAAGATAAAGAGATTATCGACCAACATAAAAAATTATTTAATATGTTAGAAAATAATGAGTCAACTTCAGGAAGTTATAATTACTAATGAAGCTCGGTCCGGAACAAAACGTTCAGATGCCGATGAAGACGGTCATCTCATTAATCGTCATGGTGGCATTAGGAACCTTCGGCTACTTTCAAATTCAAGAGAAGCTCAACCAACACGACACCCTTCTTCAAATGCATACCAAAGACTTAGATCAAAATTCAGAATTTAGGATAAAATACCCCAGGGGTGAGCTGGGCCAGTCATCAGGAGAATCCGAGCTTTTCATGTTAGTGGAACACATGGCCGGACAAATAACTAAGATAGAAGATGCTATGGGAAACATGATGCACAATGAAGTTAATATTGATCGTTTACAAAAGGACATGGAAAAAGTATTGAGTGATATTGAAAAACTTAAAGATAAACAAAGGTCTTTTGCTAATGGGACTAACACACCTTAAATATATGATCGTATTATTAATTGGAACCTGTATAGGAGTGGCTATTGGGTTCAGTATTTACCACTATTTTTTTATGGATAAATTTAGTTGTTGTGGGGTCTACGGATGATCGAAACAGTCACGGCATTATTATTATTTTTAAACGGCAACATGATCGAGCATGTTTATAAGCCTGATCTAGGCGCCTGTTTAAAATCGAAGCGCATAGCTTCTCGTGAATTAAATCCAGAACGCGTAATTTTTAGCTGTAAAATTATCAAAGCAAAGATTGAAAAGGAACCAGATTCCAAGTATGGTTTTAGAATTGTGAAGGTATTAGATGATTAAAAGAGTAAGTAAAACAACTAAAATAATTTTATTAATTTTATTAATATTGTTCTTCGGATCAGTAGTCGTATTTGGTGAAGATAAAATAGGCCAGGGAGATGTTGTGGACCTAACCGATTCTAAACCTAAAGAAGGCGTAGTCTTTGCTGTCTGTATTTTTGCGGTGGGTGAAGATGGAACCAAGTATTTAGTGGATCACCGTCATGCAGAAAACATGGGTGAATGTATTAAGAAACGTAGAGAAGCAGTTAATAAATATAAAGACCCTAAACACCGAGAGTTAATGGGCGGTACAAGATTTATGTTTATGTGTGATAAGGTCAGAGCTGAAGTTGAAATATTAGAAGACGGTACTTGGCATATCAACAAGATATTAGGACGATATGAGCCTGCTTACAAAAAGAAAAAATCATACAACTAATGCAACTCTCTAAAAACTTTAGCTTAGTTGAGCTAACTAAGTCACAGACAGCGGAAAGGAAGGGCATTCCAAACGACCCTAGTCCTGACCACCAGGAGAACCTAAGATTGCTCTGTGAGCGCGTCCTACAGCCTGTTAGAGACCATTTTAATCACGTAGTAAGTGTATCCAGCGGATATCGCTCTCCGGCGCTCTGTCAGGCCATCGGATCTTCCATGGATTCGCAACATGCAAAAGGCATGGCAGCCGACTTCGAAATCTATGGCACACCTAACAATGAAATTTTTAACTGGATCAAGGGCAACCTTTTATATGATCAAATGATCCTTGAGTTCTGGAACGAAGACGAACCGAACTCGGGCTGGTTGCACGTCAGTTATAATCCAGAGTCATCAGAAAATATAAAAGAAAATTTAAGAGCCTATAAAGACGAAGATAACAGAACACGATACAAACCAGTCATAGGAGATGCATAATGAAATTTATATGGGAAAAATTTAAAGCATATAAAGAATGGATGCTAGTCACGATACCAAACAGGTATATGGGACTGGTTTTATTCTTAATGTTACTTGTAATTTATTTAAAATAGTCTATATTAAAGATGGGTGCTTTAAAGGCCCATTTTATTAACTGTCTAACAAGGAGGTTAAAATGACATTCGATAAATTACCATCAATCTTTAAACAACTTAGACCTGTCTCAATCGGGTTCGATAATCTTTTCGATCACTTCGAAAACTTTTTCGATGAGTACGACAATGTTCGGTCTTCGCTGACAGCTAACTTTCCTTTTTATAATATTGTAAAGAAGGAAAATAATAAGTTCGATATTGAAGTAGCTCTTGCAGGCTATGACAAGAAGGACATTGCTGTAGAATATGCAGATAGTATACTAACTATAAAATCTGTTAAGGAAACTAAATCCGATAAAGAAAAAGACGGAGTGATTCATCAAGGAATTGCTAAGAGATCTTTTACAAAAGCGTTCACTGTTTCTGATGACGTAGAAATCAAAGGTGCTGAGTTAAAAAACGGATTATTAAAAATATCTTTAGAAAAGATTATTCCTGAAGGCAAAAAGCCAAAAACTATTGCAATAAAATAAAGGATTGTAAAATTCTACTGCGCCTCGCGCATATATCCTATATTTTGAGGGATTAAATCCAATCTTTTAATTCTTCACCCATCACTTGGGTAGCAATATTAATTTTCTTGCGGAGGGCTTTGACGATTCTTTCGTCAACCGTGTCTTCCGCGAGAATATCTATATAGGTCATTGGAAATTTTTGACCAATACGATCAATTCTTGCTTCAGACTGAGTTCTCTTTTCTAGATCATATCCGTTAGAATAATAAATCATGGTTGAAGCTGCGGTGAGTGTAATTCCGTATCCTCCCGTTTGTGGTGTTCCCACTAAAAATCTTGTTTCATCTTTAGTTTGGAATCGTTCTAAATTAGTCTGACGTATTTCATTTGGAGTTAAACCATAATAAGTGACCACAGACTTTTCCCCATATTTTTCTTTAATCGCTTTTACAATCGTTTGAACATCAAATTGATAATGAGCCCAGATCACTGCTTTTCCTTCAAGTTCATCTAACACTTCCAACAACTGAGATAATCTATTATTTTTTATAGGTTGAATTGAATCATCATCTGCTTTAAAATGTCCGCACGTTATTTGATGCAAACGCATTAATTGTGTTAATGCGGATGCTGTAGTTATAACTTTTCCATTCATTTCTGCTAATGCCAGTTGTTTCATTTGTCTATAAATTTTCTGTTGTTCAGGGGTTAACGTGATGATTCTTTTCATGTATGTTTTAGCTGGAAGATCTAGGCACTCGTCTTTGAGAACGCGATAGGAGAAGGGCTTAAGTTTTTCCGACAGTTCTGCAAGGTTTTTATAACCTACAACGAGCTGCACAGATCTTCCGTTAAAATGAGCAGTACGCAGCGTGGCGTATCGAGATCGAAACGTATAATAAGAAGAATGATGCAAGAGATAAGGATCAAGGAACTCACATTGTTTATAAAGATCTAAAGGGGATTTTGTCACAGGGGATCCAGTTAAAATTCGACGATATTTGGCATGAGTCGCCAAGTTAATAATATTTTTGGTTCGTTTAGCTTCAGGATTTTTAATCGTAGTACTTTCATCCACCACCATAAACGTTTCATGACAACTGAGAAACTTTCGAGCAAATTCCACACCTTTAGTCGTGCTAAAAGCCTCGACATTCATAATAAGAATATGAAGATTTACACCGGTTTCAAACAAAGTGTCCAGTCTTTTCTTTTGTTTTTGATTAATAGCCGCTTGCCATAAAACCATCTTGTAGTGAATATGATGAGGCAGATGAGCAGGGAATTCTTGAGAATACCAAGTTTTATATACGCCTTTCGGAGCTACAATTAAGGCTCCATTTACTTTTCCTTGATCATAAAGCATGGCTAAATTATCAATAGCTACTTTGGTTTTACCCGTACCCATTTCCATAAATAGAGCATAAACTTTTTTCTGCCATGATTTTTCCAAAGCAGTGACCTGATGCCCATAGGGCTCTGTCTTAAATTTATAATGCATAGTCTTCTTTCTTGACAATAGAAGTATATTATCTTATATGGTATGTCAATAGAAAGCTATGGCGAATTTAGATTATAAAGAACTGAAACAAGACTCAGGAAAAATAGTCTACGTTATTCAGGAAATTCCTGGCACTAAAGAAGGGCGCCCTAAAATTAATATTATGGGAGCTCAAAAATTTGGGCAAATAAAAGTCTTATTAAGAGAAGACTCTCAAATGATTTTTAGTCCTGGTCCAATTATTTTTGAATTAAGAAGATTGTTAAAGGACTATCGTCCTACAGACTATCTTCTACTAACAGGCGATCCAGCAATCATTGGAGTTGCGTGTTCTGTAGTTTCTGATATAACTCATGGCAAATACAATTTATTAAAATGGGACCGACAAGAAAGAATGTATTATCCCATTTCAATTAACTTATACGAGAAAGGAAAAGTAGATGAATAAATTGAACGAACTGATGGAAGAAGATCAATCTTTAGCCATCAATGAAATAGATAATATTAAAAATCTTTCTGATGAAGTACTTAAACTTCAGCAGTTAGAAAAAAATATTAAAGCAAAAGAACAAGATCTAAAAAGTTTGAAAGAAACAGCTGAAAAAGTTTCAGGTGAAGTCATTCCAACTATTATGAATGAAATGTCTTTATCTTCTTTAAAACTCGCAGATGGTTCTTCTGTGGAAGTTAAAAAAATTTATGGTGCTTCTATACCAGTAGCAAAACGAGAAGCAGCATTTAACTGGCTTCGAAACAACGACCTAGGCGACATCATTAAAAATGAAGTCACCGTTTCTTTTGGTCGTAACGAAGATAACAAGGCGGCAGAATATGCAAGCCTTGCACAAAGTCAAGGTTATGAACCTGCACAAAAACTAAAAGTAGAACCGATGACTTTAAAAGCATTATTCAGAGAGCGAACTGAAGCAGGACAAGAGATGCCCTCTGATTTGTTTAACACGTTTGTAGGAAACCAAACAAAAATAAGGAGTAAATAAACATGCCTCAAGAACAAAGAGACATAACAATCAAGAAACAAGCACAAGTACCATCCACTTCATTATTTGAAGCGGATGCGAAGTTAGGTTTAGAGAATATGGACCAAGATGATTTGGCTCTACCCTTTCTAAAACTACTTCAAAACAGTTCTGACGAAACGAAGAAAAAACATTCTGCGTATGTCGACGGAGCTGAACCAGGAATGTTCTATAATACAGTTACTAAAAAACTGTACGATGGAGCAAAAGGCATCGAAGTCATTCCATGCTTTTATAAACTCACATTTCCTGAGTGGGCACCATTTGAAAGAAGAGAAGGACGTCCGGCATCACCGGATAGAGGTCCTGAAATTCTTTCTCAAACAAAGAAGGATGCATCAGGTAAAGATGTCCTTCAAAATGGTAACATCATTATTAAAACAGCAAATCATTTTGTCATTATTCAAACGGATAGTGGATCTGATAAAGCCTTAATAGCGATGAAGTCTACTCAACTTAAAGTGAGTCGAGGCTGGAACTCGATGATGAAAAGTATCAGTGAAAAAGGTAAAAATGGTACTTTCAATCCGCCATCATTTAGTCACATCTATCAGCTACGGTCTGTAGAAATATCAGGAAATTTTACTTGGTATGGCTACGCTGTAAAACTTTTAAGAAAAGTAGATAATGTAGATCTTTATCAGCACGCTAAAGCTTTTCACACTTCAATAAAAAGTGGACAAGGCAAAGCAGCAGAGAAAGACGACGTAAATTTCTAAGTTTCACCTAGGGTGAATCTAGGGGCGGTAGCGCGAGAGTTAAGCCGCCCCGCTTAAAGGGATGTATGATAGATGAATTTATAAAATTATTTTCTGGACTCAAAGAAAACTTTGGTCAAATTAAATTAAAAGCCAAAGTAGAGTTTGACAAAGAAAGAAATAAAATTAAACCAGAGTATATCTGGTCTAAACAAGCTGTCCTTCCTCTACATTATCAACAACATATCGACGGAAAAATATCAATAGGAATCCAACCTTGTACGAAAGAGGGCAAAGCATCTTTTGGCTGTATTGACGTAGATCCTGAGAATTACAAAGATTTTAATATTGTTCTTCTGCTATCCTATATAGAGAAATATAAACTTCCACTGATTCCATGCCGATCTAAAAGTGGCGGCTTACATATTTATTTATTTTTGACCGAAGCCATTAGCGCTCAAACTATGCGTGATGCCTTAGCCTCTATACTTTTACCTCTCGAATTAAAAAGAACTACAGAAATTTATCCCAAACAAATTGAATTAGAACCTGATGAACAGGGAAATATGTCAGGAAATTTTATCAATCTTCCTTACTTTAATCATACCAACACTAAACGTTATGCACTAGATAAAAACAATAGTGCTTTATCGCTAGAACAATTTATTAAAATAGCTATAGCTTCCAGGGTTTCCCCAGAAGAACTAGACCAACTCATCATACGCGTTGACACAGAAGTTTTAATGGGAGGAGATCCAGAATTTGAGGATGGTCCACCTTGTTTACAAAGACTTTCTAAAACAAAAATAGGAGATGGAAGAGATCGTTTTATGTATAACTACATGGTCTTTGCCAAGAAAAAATATAAAGAAGACTGGCCTGATAAAGTTAACGAAGCTAATAAATATTTTTCAGTTCCTTGGCCTCTTAAAAAAATTAACGACAAAATAAAATATTGGACTAAAGAAACAGCCAATCATACTTGTAATGATGAAGTCATTTCCAAAGTATGTATGAAACATATTTGTGTTAAAAGAGCTTTTGGAATTAAATCAGATACCACTTCCGCTTTCCCTCTTTTC